TAAACTAACACCTATTGATGGGACTACTGCTGGTGTATTTACAGATGTATCTACTACACCTAGTGTAGGTAATGGTATTTTTACAAGTAATCCTGCATAATAATGTAATATTATAATATAAAATTTTTATAATATATTATAATATAATGTCAGTTGAAGTAGATTATTTATCTACATTTAAAAAACACGATCTTAGTGTAAGAAAAAGAGAAGCAGAAACAATAAAAATTAAACACCCTAATAGATGTCCTATTATAATTACAAAAGCAAAAAAATCAGTTAATATACCTAATATAGATAAACATAAATACTTAGTTCCATTAGATTTAACTGTTGGACAATTATTATGTGTTATTAGAAAACGTATAAAATTACAACCAGAACATGCTATATTTTTATTTATAAATAATATATTACCACCTACAAGTGAATTAATTGGAAGAATTTATAATCAATACAAAGACAATGATGGATTTTTATATCTTGAATATTCTGGTGAAAACACATTTGGTTATAATTGAACTTGTAATCTAATTTTTTTTTTTAATGTATTTTCATCCATTAATAAATGTATTGTAAAATTATATTTATTATATAATTCTAATTCTTCTAATAATTTTATTTTAGTAACAAATTTTATTTTACTAATGTAAACAGTATATTCATTTTTTTCTTTTTCTATAATATATCCTTCATAAATAATATCTTTATTTATTGTATTATTAATATATTTTGATAATAATAAGCAATCATTTTGAACTTGTTTAATTTTCTTCATAATAATATTTATATCATTTAATTTTTCCATTGATTGATTTACAAAATTATTACATGCATGTCCAAAATTATATAAATTATTATTTTGTTGAATAATAATAATATTTATTAAATCAACTATTCTTCTAATTGGTGATGTAATATGAAGATAACTATCTAAACCATCAGATATTAAATTATGTCCTTCTTTATTATTAAAATTTGTGTATTTTCCAGATGTTCCTTTCCACATTTTCATAAATTGTTTTACTTCTTGTGATAAATTATCACATTTATTATCCATTATACCAGTTACACTTCTATATATTCCATTTTTAAATTTACATAAATTTTGTGATGCTATATGATTCATTAAAATCATATAATATTCTACTAGATCATGTGAATTATTAATATATTGTAAATAAGATTTACTATTATTTAGATGTTTCGTTAAATTTAATATAGTTAAATAATCACTATTTAATAATAATTCTGATTCATCATAAATATAATTTTTATCTAATTTAATAATTACATTGTTAAAGTTATAATTAACAATTTCATTATTAATTACAGTTATATCTAATGCTAATGCAAAACGTCTTTTTTTTTCTTGTAAACTACATAAATTTTCTGATAGTATTTTTGGTAACATACTTATTTTTTTATCTGGTAAATAAATTGTAGCTATTTTATCTATTATTTTATCCCATAAATCTAAACTTTCAATATAAATAGCTACATTAGAAATATAAATACTTAAAATATATCCCCCATCTATTTCTATTATACCTAATGCATCATCATAATCTTGACAATCTTCGGGATCTATTGAAAATATATTATTACTAGTTCTATCTTCGATATTACTTTTAGCTAATATATCATCTATAAAACTTTCTTTTGTAACTTCTTTTAACCACTTTGTTGGTATTTCTTTTAAACCTATATTAAATAAATCTTTACAATATAGCTGATAATTATAAAAATTTTCTGGAATATCAACATTACCCAATATGTTATTTAAAGTTCCTATCGGATGTTTACTTGTCCATTCAGAAAATTTAAATAGTACATATTTATTAACTAAATTTTTATTAAAAGAAGTTTTTTTATTTTCATAAGGAATTAAAAAGCAGGGTAAATATTTATCATTTGGAATACATTTATATAAAAGTTTATTTTTATAACGTCCATATGTTTGACCACTTAAAACTAAAATTCCTGGTATATCTTTTTTACTTCTATATGGTGATAATAAATATATTGTTCCATCATTGTTAATTTCATCACTAACTAATAATTTTTCTTTTAAAGGATTTATCATATTTGATGAACCTATTATAGTATTATTTGTTTCTTTACATTTCCATTCCCATGATATATATTGTCTATCACTAGGTACAAATGATAACATTTATTATTAGTTTATAATAAAATTAAAGATTAATATCAATTTTATTATAAATTAATATTATTATATTTGCAATATATAAAATAAAATTTATACATTATATATTAATTTTAACATAAGATCAGTTGGTCTTAAATCTATTACTAAATGGTATCTATCTATATTACTAGAATTTCTTACTCCATGTAATGTATTTACATTAGTAAACCATAAGTAACCTGGTTCTAAAAATTTTTCATGTAAAATATCTGCATCCCAAATATTATATCCCGGTGCGGGACTAGCCTTTGGATATCCTATTTGAAATTTTACATTTTCATTTGTAACTATTGGTATATGACATCTAATTATTTCTTTCTTTCTTTGAAAAACTATATTATCTGTATGAAATTTTATTACACTATTAGCTTTTAATTTTAATACTCGCACTAAATAAATATCTGTTGGTATTTCATTTAAAATATCTTTAATATATGTACAATTATTTATAGATGGTGTATATCTATAATTATTATTAACTCCTGTTCCTAAAAAAGTATTTTCTAAAAATGATTGATCGTTACCATCTTTACTTTTTAAAGTAATGCTAGCCCAATCATCATTTCCTTTAGCTTTTTCTCTCATAGGTGAATTTTCTATAATTGTTTTAAGATCAATTAATAATTTATTCATATCATATTTTACATTTCTTAATTTAAAATAATTTTTTTCGATAGGATGTAATGGAATTAAATCATCTTTCCATAAAGGATTATTTTTTATTACTTCTTGTGGATTACTTTGAAATTTATCAATCAGTGTAATATATTTTTTTACACTTTTTCTTGTTTCAACAGGAATTTTAAAAGATATCATATATTATATTATTTATTTATATTATAATATATGACCTGTACGAATGCTATAGCTTTATTTGATAATAAAGATGTTAAAGGATATGTTTTATTTCATCAATGTTATAATAAACAATCTACACATGTTACTATTAATTTATCACATTTAAAACCTAATAAAACTAGGGCTATTCATATACATGAATATGGTGATGAAAGTAATGGTTGTTTGTCTTTGGGTAGTCACTGGAACCCTAAAAATAATACACATGGTACTATAAATAGAAATAATATGCCTACCCATGCTGGCGATATGATTAATAATATATATCCTGATTCAAATGGTAAATTTTTTTATGAATATGAAGATAAGCGTATAAAATTACAAGGTAATATAAATAAATCTATAATAGGTAGAAGTATTGTTATACATGAAAATAAAGATGATTTAGGTTTAGGTAATAATAAAGAAAGTAGAATAACAGGTAATGCTGGAAAACGAATTGCATGTGCAATTATAGGACAAGCACGACCAGGAAAAAAATTATCTCTTTAATTTTCTTGTAAAGAAATATCTTTTATATCATTATTTTCTAAATTTATTTTTTCTACTATATTTCTTTTAATATTCTGTGATTGTAATAGGCTCATAAATGTATATGGTAAAATAGCTAAATTATTCATATACGTTTTATATTTAAAACTAATAACAGATGTTTCTTTTGAAGAAAATTTTATACTATACCACCAAAATGCTGGTATATATATTAATTGTCCTTTTGATAAATTTGTTTCTAAGCATTTAATTTTATCAAAATCTGGCTTGTATTGCGATTGTACATTCCAAGGATTAATAGGTGAACTAAATTCAAAATTTTCATAATCATTATTTTGATATAAATATTTTTTACTTTTTGGTGGTGCTAATTTAATTGTTATATTACCTTCTGTTACTAAATAATAATTTCGATAATTTAAATTAAATTTAAATGGTGTTTCTACATTATAAGAACCTATTATATAATCATACATACAATTAGAAACCATATGAGGTCTTAAAAATTGGTCATTATATCTATAACTTTTAATTAAACCTGTTTCTTCTAAAAAATCTTGATTATTTTCACTTAAATACTGTTCATCTGTATCTTTTTCTAAAACATCTAAAATATTACTAAATGTAATTGGTATGTATAATTCTTCATCTTGTGAAATTTTTTTTGTATTTCGCAATTTAACATCAAATGCGCCATATGTATCTCTTATATTATTTTTATTACATGTATTAATTAAACTTTCATTAACAAAATCTAATATTACTGGTTGTCGTAGATCACAAATTTCTTCTAATTTATCTTTTGATGGTTGTTCTATTTCATAAATTTCTAAATCATCACTTGTTTTATAATGAAAAAAAATGTGTAAATATAAAAATAATACTATACAAAATATAAGTGTACCTAAAATAATTTGTGGCATAAATATATTATAATTTTATTACAATAAAAATTATACATTATTACTTATTATTTAAGAGAACAAGATTTCATAGTATTAATATTCTCATCTAAATTCATATTTTGAACTTTCATAATTAATTTTCTTAATTCTAACATTTGTTTTTCTAAAGATTCTATCTTATTTTTATAAAATTTCATTGTAGTATCATCTAATTTTTCATTATTTATATCATTAAATTTATCATTTAATGTATTTAGATTATCAGACAAATTTGTCATATTATCATCTAAGGTATGTTGCTGTTCATTTAGTGTAATCATATTTTGATTTAATTCATTAAATGTCTCTTCAACATTAGGAATTTTTATAGCACTAAATTTAGTTTCAAATTCATTTAGTCTAAGTTCATGTGCTCTCATAATTTCCCAGGGAGATAAATATCTTTTATTTGTATCATTAATAGGTTCATTAACTGTTCTACTAATTACTTTATTATTATTTTTATTTAATGGTTGAATAGTACTAGATATTTGGACATTACCTGTTGATGTAGTTGTATTAATACTTCTTCTTCTTTTTGCGGCTGCTAAACTTGCTGCTCCACTCATATATACTATTTATTTCATAAATTATTTAATTCATTTCCGCATTTCCATTTTAATTGTTTCATGAAAATTATAATTTTCTATTATAAAATCTTCAATTACATAATCATTTATATTATTTTTGATACTATTTATTTTTAATGATGGAAAATCATATGGTAAACGTTCTGTTTGTTTTATTAGTAAATCTAAATGATCATCATATATATGAGTATTTCCTAAAAAATAATTAAATTCACTAGCTATTAATCCACAATGATTTGCTAATAAATGGGTTAAAAAACTATATGAAGTTATATTAAATGGAACGCCTAAACCTACATCACCACTTCGTTGATATAAATTACATGAAAGCTTATTACCATTTAATACATTAAATTGCATTAAAATATGACATGGTGGTAGTGCCATTTCATCAATTTGACATGGATTCCAAGCTGATATTATCATTCTTCTAGAAGTTCTTTGTTTTGGATCTTTTAATATTTTGATAATATTGGCTAATTGATCTACTCCTTTTTCTGAATAATCAGTATTACAATCGTTATAAGGAGCATTAAAAAATCTCCATTGGTGACCATATATTGGACCTAGATCATTTTCTTGCAAATTTGTTAAGCCTCTACTATCTAAAAACTCTCTTGATGCATTTCCATTCCAAATTGTAACATTTTGTTTTTGTAATTCAATATTACTTGTTGATCCTTTAATAAACCATAATAGTTCTTTTAAGCAAGTTTTCCATGCAACTTTTTTTGTTGTTAAAATAGGTATTTTGTTATTTTCTAGAGAGAAATGCATAGTACTACCAAATATACATTTAGTAATACCATTTCTACCTTCTATTAATTCACCTTCTTTAATAATATCATTAATTAAATTTAAATATTGAAACTCTTCATGAAAAATTTCACCATTAGATGTTTTTTTAACTTTTCTTGGTTGACATAAAAGTTTTAACATAATATTATATTAATAATTCTATTTTTTTAATTTCTTTTTATAAATCATAATGGATAAAGTTACTGAAAAAATTACTATTTCTACTAAAGATTCTTCTGACTCATTTGGATTTTTTAAATATGTATTTAATTTTGATGATGAAAATAAAGCACAATTATTAAATATTATGCAATATACTATTATGGCTATAATTCCTGTTATTATTACACTTAAACTAATTAAATTCTTAATTCCAGAAGAAGATGAAAGTAAAGGTAATTTAGAAATTATAGCTGAAATTATTGGACAATTAGTAATAATTATTACTGCTATATGGATTTTTAATAAAATGATCAGATATGTTCCTACATATAGTCAAGTTGATTATTCTACATTTGACTCAATTAGTTTTATGATGCCATTTCTTATTATTCTTTCTACAATGCAAACTAAATTTGCTGCAAAACTAAATATTTTATCTGATAGATTATTGGATAAATGGTATGGAAATAGTATTGAAAATAATACAGAAAAAAAACAAACTAATGTAAAGGTTACTCAACCTTTAGCTGGAGGAAGAGAATATCCACAACATCAAACAAGTAGAGCAGATTATCTAGATACTAGTATATTACCTCCACCAGGACAAATGCCTGGCGGACACACTGAAGGAGCACATATACAGCAAGTTCATAATCAAGCAACTCAACCAAGAACTGATTTTAATAATATGTATGCTGGACCTTCTAATCCTTTACAAAATGCTAATGTTCCTGGACAGGAAGAACCGTTTGAACCAATGGCGGCAAACAGTGTTCTTGGTGGTGGATTTGGTGGAAGTGTTTGGTAATAAATCTATTAACAATTATTTTTACTTATTAATAATTGTTTCTTTTGCAATATTTTTAATTATTTTATTATGTTCATCACTTATATCCGACATTACTGTTTTAACTATTTTAATATATTCTTCTTTACCTTTTACTGTTTTATCCCAATTAGGATTATTTTTCTCCCATTCATTTATTGCAAGTCTTTGTTTACTAGCAACATCATTTATCGCATTTCGTAAACATTCTTTACCATTTTCTCTCTCCCATTCATTATTATCTTTAATATATAATGTTTCTCTTTTCATATCAGTACAATGAATTGGTCTTTTAAATGTGTCTAACTGTTTTAATCCATTAACAAATACAGTACTAATTCCTTCAATCAAACCATTATCTTTTGTATAAATTAAATCTTTTAGTTGAATTTGTAATGATTCTAAAAATTCACTCATGTTTATAGCATCTCTACATTTTTCATTTAAAAAAACATTTATATTAAATTGATTATTTCCTATACGGGGTACCATATCTAATATAATTTTATTTTGTTCTTTTAATTGATTAACCATATGGTCTTTTATTTTTGCATCTTCATTTAATCCTTCTAGCATTTTTCTCATTAATATTTTTAGTTCTTTATTTTCTTCATATACATCTTCATCATTTTTTTTCAAGTATTCAGCTAATTCATGTGAATAATTTGTTTTTACTTTATTACATATTTTTGTATGTCTCCATAAACCAGAACGTGATTTATATGTTTTATTACATATATCACATATTAATTCATTATTAAGATCATTATTTTCTATCAATGTTTTATTATTATTTATAGGAAATTTTATAGTATTATTAATATGTTTTTTAGTAATTAAATGTTGTTCCCATAAAAATTTTTTTGTACATGTATAATTACAGCATTCACAATTTAATATATGCATATTTTTGTTGCTAATTGTTGCGGATTTCATATATATTAAGCAACAAAAATATGCTTAAAGTTCTTTTCAAAAAAATATGAAAATTTCCCTACATAATTTTTTTCTAGTAAAATAAATTAATGAAAAACTACTACATATATCTAATGTTGCAAATATATGCAATTTTACCTACATAAATGTTGCGAAAATGTTGCGAAAATGTTGCGAAATATGCATTTTAAAAAAAACCAAAATTTGTCCAAAAAAAATTAAAAAAAAATTTTATCGTAACACTTTTTTTTATCAAAAAAACAAAATAAGAGCATTATGCTCTAATGTCATTTTTTCACTTTTTTTTTCAGATTCTCAAATCGAAAATTTGATTTTGGACATTTTTAAAAATGTCCATTTTCGAAAAATGGATTTGAGAATTGAAAAAATTTGTTATACACAAAATTTTTTTAACTGAAAGTTATTTTTTTTGTTACCTTATATGCTCTCAAAATTAAAAAGTGAATTTATCGTAACAAAAATAAAATTATTTAGAGTATTTTTATTAGCTATTATGCTAATAAATTTAATTTTTAAAAAAAAGTATGATTTTTTAAAAAATTATATAAATAGTAATATTAGTATTTATATAATGAATTCTTCACTTGATCTAGATAAATTAATGAAAGCATTAGATAATGAAAATAACGAAGGTATTTTAGATACTAACAATCAAAGTATATCTAAAATAAAAAATGATATTTTACAACAATTACATTTATCTAGAGAGAAATTAATTGAAATGCATAAATCTCTCAAAGATTATAAATATGTAGATGATTTAAAAGATATTAATTATGGGTGTTATATTAGATATATTTCTTTAAAAGATCCTAAAAATATAAAATTAACAATAGGTGGTATAGTTTGTGATATTAAAATTATTGATGATGGAATACTAGTAATATGTAAAAATAATTTTAATAAGTATTTTCAATTAAATATGGATGAAAATTTAATTTTTCAAAAATTAACTGATCAGGAAAAAGTTTTATTATCAGTTGTTGACTATTTAAATAAATAATTTTTTTTATTTTTTAATGTAAGATTTTTTTTATTTTTCCCTAAAATTCCACTATGATTATTTTTCTTTGATGTAAATTTAGATTTTTTTTTACAACTAAATTTATTGGGTTTAATACCCTTTCTTTTAAGAACACTATAATTACAAATACCAATAGTTTTAGATAAATTTTTTTCCTCTGGATCAATTTTTTTAATACATCTACACAATTTATTAGCTAAAATATTTTCTGCTTTATTTATTAATTGAATTTTTGATAAGTTTTCAATATCAATATTGTAATATAACAAAATATCTTTATAATCCTGAGTTGTTAATTTCATAAATATACTAATATAAATATATATTAATAATTAATATTCTCTCTTATTTATAGTATGACAAAACAATGTAAAATAGTAGTATTTGATTTAGATGAAACACTAGGTAATTTTGTTGAACTAGGAATGTTTTGTGATGCATTAGAAAATGTAACAAATAAAAAAATACCTATTGAAAAATTTTATGAAATATTAAATTTATTTAATGAATTTTTAAGACCTAAAATAAAAGAAATACTTAAATATCTTTTACATAAAAAAAAACGTAATGATTGTAATAAAATAATGTTATATACTAATAATCAAGGTCCACGAGAATGGGCTGAAAAAATTTGTAGTTATTTTAATCATGAATTAAAAACAACAATTTTTGATCAAATAATTGCAGCTTTTAAAGTTAAAGGAGTTCGAGTTGAACTATGTAGAACAAGCCATGATAAAAGTGTAGAAGATTTAATTCATTGTACTAAGATACCACCCAATACAGAAATATGTTTTTTAGATGATCAATATCATCCTTTAATGGATAATGATGCAGTTTATTATATAAATATAAGACCTTATATATATAGTATTGCATATGAAGATATGGCAGAGAGATATTATGATA